CGGGAATTCAAAATCGTCACCTGCCTCATTCAAGGTCGGAGGTGCCTCCCCATCGGCCCAGCCAATGGCCCACTTGATATTGTCTTCACCGTCCGCTTCGGACAGCTGATGCATGCGGACGTGGCTTGCATTAGTGGGGTCGGCGTTGAGACCAATGGATGCCTGGCCGGGCGTGCGCAAACCCTTCTTGTAACGGCGATCTTTATCACTGAGGCATGTGTCTTCGATCTGGTCTGCCGGTGAGCCAGCAGGGTCGAAGGTGGTGATGCACTCCACCTCCATTACGGTCAACGGGCCGGTACCGGGCGCAGCCGGCACGAGGATGTAAGCCTGCGTGCCCTGTGTGAGAACGGACATGGGTGTCTCCTTTAAACGAAAAAGCCCGCTCAAGGCGGGCCGGGGGTCGGTGTTGGTTTAGCGCGGTACCAGCCAGTCCACATCGAAGCTGTAGCGGTAGGTCTTGGTGACCGTGTCATGTGAGTCGCCGCCCCAGCGCACAATGTTGGCCTTGAGCTCGATGGCGTTTCTGATGGCTTTGGCCGTGTCACGGGTCTGGGTCACGGACACGCCATAAACATCGATTTGCAGGCTGAAACCGTCGATGTCCGGGCGGTGAGCCAGATAATATTCAGGGTTGCCTCCGACCGTCTGCCACACCACATAGGGCTTGGCCACCCCTTCCGGCGCTTCGCCAAAGGGGTAGATCCGCACGGGCGAAACGCCCAGCAAGTCCGTTACCGCCGGGTCGGCGGCGCACACGGCGAATATCGGCGCGTACATCAGCGTGCCCCCAGCAAAGCGTTGATTTCAGTATTCAGCACTGCGACAAAACGATCAGTGACAGCCTGCACGTTGCTGGAAAACGCCGGGCGCATAAATGGCGCCGCCGGATTGTGCTCGGTACCGAGCTCGATGTAACGCCAGTGCCGGGTGTCGCCGCCGGGGTTGCCGGAGGCGTCCTTGCTGTGCTGATTTGAGCCCGAGCCGCCGCGCACGCCGACCCGCATCACCACCCCGCCTTCGCGCCTGGACTGCTTGCTCGACTCCTGGGTTATCAGGTTGCGGAACACCTTCTCTTTGGTGGCCGGGTCGTCGATTGCCTTGGCATTGGCTTTCGCGGCATCACGCACGATGTTCATCGCCGCTCGCGCCGCTTTGCGCATGCCTTTCTTTTGCAGCCGTGGGCCCAGGGTGCGCATTTTGTCGACTACGCCGTTAAGCCCCTGGATATTGAAGTGCATACCGTCAGCCATCATTCACCCCCGTAGCGACAACAAGGGTCAGGTACTCCAGGCCCGAGCTTCTGTCCGGGAGCGGCTGACCGATGATTGTGAAGATTTGCCCGCGATGCAGGATGCGCATGGTCGGCAGCACGCCTGGGCGATAGCGGATCGTGATGCGTCCGCTGGCCTGGGAATGGCTGGCCTGCGCGGCAATCAGGTCGCGGGCGCTAAGTGGGTCGACTGCCGCCCATACACGCGCAAACTCAACCCAGACCGTTACCACCTCGCCTGTGGCCGGGTCTTGCTGCGTGGTTTGGTGCTGGATGACGATCTGGTGCCGCAGAAGCCCGGCTCTCATATATTCACCCAGCGGTGAGGCTGCCAAAGGGCGTTGGTTGCCATTGGCAGTTCAATCGCGCTCACGCCGACTACCACCGACTCACGGCTGTTGTACCAGGTGCCAATCAACAGCAAGGCCCCTTGGCGAATCGATTTGCTGATGACCAGCGCATTACCCACCGGATCCGGCAGAGCGTCGTCAGCGCCAATCAGTTTGCGGTTGGTCCAGGTCTCAAATGCGCAGAGGGCTGCATCCGTGTAACCCTGAATCAGCTCATCCTCACCGTCATGGTCGACCCGTAAATGAGCCTTGACGATGGGCAGCTCAAGCATTGGCAGGTACCAGCGCCTGGAGCGTTGCCTTATTGGCATCGGCGTCGAAGGTGATGCCCTCGGCGGTCAGCCACTCCTTCAGCTTGGGCACCGTCATTTTCATCGGGTCAGTTTCGATATCGGCGTCTTTCTGTGCATTGATGGCCAGGTCGATCTCGTCCTGTGAGCTGCGTGACTCATAGCCAACAGGCGGATAGTTGATAGCCAGATAGCCCGCCTCGACAAACTCGGCGATGGTCGGTCCGTCCAGCTTCAAGCCGTGATGACCCTGCGGATCGAGATAGGCAGCAACACCGAGGTGCTCGACCGCCACCAGCGCGCAACGATCCGAGACTTCCTGCTCACCGGCAAGGATCTCAATCACTTGATTGCCATCGACGGCGAACGGGAACGCTTTCTTCACGAAAATAATCGGCATATTTCCTCCAGCATGTGTGGGCGCCCGAAGGCGCCCAGCCAATCAGGCATCGGCGCTCAGGGTGAGAATCTTGACGGCCTGCGAGTCAACGAGCATGCCGCCGACACGTTTGGTGGTGTAAAAACCAACAAACGGCTTGTTGGTGTAGGGGTCACGCAACACACGGGTACCGATGCGATCGACAACGGTGTAAGCGCGTTTGAAGTCACCAAATGCAATGGCATTGGCATCGGCCGCCACATCCGGCATATCTTCGTTTTCAGTGATGCCGTAACCCAGCAGAACCGAAGGTGCGCCTGCTTCCAGGCCCGGGCGCCACAGGTAGTTGCCCTCGCTGTCTTTCAGCTTGCGGACATAGGCCACGGTCAAGTTACCCATCATCCAGGTGCCGTTTGCGCGGTAGCCCGCCTTGAGCGCGTGAATGAGGTCGATCAGATTGTCACCGGTGATCTTGCCAGCCGCACCAGTGATCAGCTTTTGCAGAACGCCGAACGCACGCTCATCGTCGCCCTTCAAGTCCAGGCCGTAAGCCAGTAGACCTTTAGGCTTATTGACGCCATCACCCTTGAGGAAGGCATTGCCTTCCTTCTCGGAGAAGTCGCGGGCCACCTCACTGTTCAGCCACTCTTCTGCGTTGAAGAAAATGTCGTCGAGACTGGTTTGGGTAGCTTGCGGGTTGGCATAGAGCTCACCCATATAGGCCGAGATATTGCCCAGCTTCGGGGTATTGGTTGCCGGACGTGGATCGGTTTCACCTACCCAGCCGGAGCCGTGACCGCCAAGATTCACCAGACGCTTGTAGTCCGGGCTACCCACAGTGATCTGATTGCAAACCTGGCGCATTGGCGATGCATCGCGCAGCAACTCGATGATGCTGCGGTCCAGCTCTTCCGGAACCGCAAAACCGCCGTCCGACTCAACACCGACTTGCAATGCCTTGGCCTGCAGTTCGCCCAGACCGGTTTCGATACCCTTACGCACAAACTGCATAAACGCAGTTTTATGCTCGCTCGCAGCCTTGGTGCCGGTACCGTCAGGACGCTTGAGCGCGATCAGCTCTTTTTCCAGCGAGCTTTTCAGCTCGTCCAGTTCGCTCAGCTTTTCGTTGAGGGTATCAACCTGCCCAGACAGCTTGCCCTTCTCTTCTTCCAGACCGTCGATGCGCTTGTCGTTGGTCTTTTTGAATTCGTCGAACTTCTTGCCCAGGGCTTCGGCGACGTCTTCGATATCTTTCTTTTCTACAGCCATGAGAGGCTCCTAAATGCGGGTCAAAAGTGATTTGAGGGATTGCAGTGCTTCGTCGGCACCCGCCTCTCGCGGTGAAACTGCGCCGTAGCCCTTAGCCATAAAAGCCTTGGCCTGGGAGCCAGAAAACCCAACCTCTCGCAGGGCTCGCTCCACTTTGCTGGGTGGCGGTGTTTCGCCACGGGCCAGCAGAGATTTCACGTCAGTGATCCGGGCTTCATCGTTGGCCGGAAAGGTGACCAGGGAGACTTCCCAGAGGTCGATCGCTTTCAGGATCCAGACGCCCTTTTCCTTGTCGTATTCGTAATCGTCGAGCATGTAGCCGATGGACATGCCGGTCAGGCTGCCCGCCTTCATATGGCCGTGGGCGCGCTTGGCCAGAGGGTCGGCATCGATCAACAACTGGCCTTTGACGTAAAGGCCCACATCGTCTTCGCGCATTTCGGTGTAGATACCGATCGGCTCGCTCATGTTGTGCTGCCAGAGCATGGCCGGCAGGCGGCCCTTCTCTTTCCACTTGGCCAAGCTCACCGCGAACGCACCGCGAATCACTACATCGCCGTAGCTATCCTCAACACCAAACACGGAGCCATAGCCTTCGAACTCGCCACTGTCGCTGACCGATTTGATAGTCAGCGGCAGGTCAAGGCGCTGTTTTGTCTGCATCTTCGGCAGCCTCTGGTTTGGTGGTCATGTTCATTGGGGTGAGGTAGATATCGCCGCCTTCGCGGGGGTTGTAGTCTTCGAGGTCGCGGCAGTCATTGGGACTCAAGATCCCCCATTGAATACCCCGGCCGTATGACTCATAACGCCCCTTCAAGTCGCCGCGCATCAATGCCCCGGCGTTGAATTTGGCGTAATGGGTAAGCCGGTCCTTGTCGCTGAGCAGGCCGACAGAAATCCTGTTTTCAATGCGCGTGATCAGGGGGACCAGCGAGTAGTTCACGAAGCTCATCCCCATATGTTCGATGTTGTTGAGCGTCATCTTTTCCATGCTGGCCACCAGGTGTGGCGGCACGCGGAACAGGCCGCAGATCTGCGCCTCGGTCAGTTTTTTGGATTCGATGAATTGCGTGTCTTGAGCGCTAAGGCTGATCGGTTTCCAGTTCAGGCCCATTTCCAAAATCATCGGTTTGTAGGCGTTGGCGACACCCATGTGCTCGCCATTGAATTGGGTCTTTAACCGGGCGAATGCCTCATCAGTCAGCTTCTCAGTGGTCGAAAGCACGCCGCTGGCAACCGCCCCATTGGTGAACAACTTTGCAGCATGGGCGTCCATAGCCTGGCCAAGGCCCAGCGCCTGACGGGCGTAGGCAATGGGGTTGAGCCCATTCAGGCCATCCAGCGTGAACAACCTGACGTGCCAGATTTCGTCCTGGGTGAGGACCTTCGTGCCCGACTTGAAGTTGACGGTGTATTCAACCGTCCAATCATCCTTAAGCTTTGGCGTGACCAAGTCAGGATTGATGGGCAGCAGCTCCACCACGTTGCCGAGTGCCATTACCTTGTAGGCAAAGAAATTGCCTCTGAGGCAAAGGCAAACGATCAGCAACTCCCAAAACTCCTGGGCAGTCATAAAGCCATTGGGGGCCATTGTCAGCACCGGAAATAGCCGATGCGACGTGGCAGGAAATCGATTTCGATTGGTTTGTTTCAGAAGCTTGCAGGGCAGCATGCCGACAGACTCAGCCAGCACACGAACGCAGTTGAACACCACCAGCTGCTGCATGGCGCTGCTTGTGGTCACACGCTGGCCGGAGTTGGTTTCGTACCCGGAGCCCAGTGCCTGGGCCAGCTTTTCAGAGGTATCGATAGCCAGAGAGCTGGTCTTTCTTCCAAAGAGTGCCCGAAGCATTACCGGCCTCCCCGCACTATCGACACAACGGCTAACGCAATCAGGAGCGAACCACAGACAGTCAGAGCCAATGGCTCCCCCATCCATGCCCACAGGCCACGGGTTAACAGGCCCAACCCAAGCACGCCGATAATGTCAGGCGTAGACTCCTTCAGCGCCTCAAGCCTTGGCGCCTTGATTTCATCGGTCATAGGGTTCTGATTCCGTGCTTCATGATGTGGTCAGAGAGGGAGCTCTCCGTCTTTGGATTCAACGCCATAAGCGTCACTGCGTTAAACGTGGCCATCAGCGGGTCGATCTTGGCCGAGCCTGAAGCCTGTTTAGTGATCAGGATCGAGTTGCCGCGCGGCTCGACTTTGGCGTTACCGCAACACCAGGCCATCATCGGCTGACCGCCGTGAATCAAGGTGCCTTCGGCCAGTTTGCGTTCAGCGGTTTTGATAGCGCCGCCCAGCTTCCAGCCCTGGGAGATACCAATGACCTTTTCCTCGGGCACACCGGCCTCGACCAGAGCATCGAGGATCGCGCCGATACCCGCCGGGTCGAGCCCCGCCTTGTCCAGTAATCCAGCTTGCTCAACTCGGGCGACCAGACTCGCTACCTGCTCCACGTCCTGACCGATCTGGTCTACCAAGGTCAGGTTTCCGTCTTTGGCAAAGTCATGGAAGTTGGCCGCCACGGACTGACGACGGGTCAGTACGGATGGGTGGGCCCAAGCGTGAGTCCACAACAACCACTCGCGGGTCGCCCGGTGCCGGCCGACAGCCGCAAAGCCCAGCAGGTCATCCAGCCCACCGCCGTCGATGCCGATATCGATCACTTCGCACTGGCGCAGCAGGTCATCGAAGCTCAAACCCGGGCGCTTGCCCTGCACTTCCCAAAAGTCCGCCCCGGCCCAGCGTTCGGACAGCAGCGCCAAACCGACTTCAATATTGGCGTGCTTGGCCAGAAAGCCGCGCAGTTCTTCTTCGCCCGCTTCCTGCGCCATCTTGAAGCTGCGCAGCAGGAAGGCTTCGTCCACCGAGAAGCCCATGTTCGGGTTCACCAGGTGGAAGTTTTCAACCAGGCGGGCTTCACCGCTTTTGATCATTGCCTGCGGGAACTCGTAGATCACCGGCAGGAACTGGTTGTCATCGATACGCCCGTCGCGCACGGCGCGGGAGTACTTGAGCTTTTCGCGGAACACACCGGCAGGCGGCTCGTTGGACTGCGTAGTCAGCCAGATCACAAAGCCTTCAGGCCGTGACGCCAAGCCGCCGGTGGCCTCGCGGATAATGTCCGGCGCCTTGACGTTCTTGCCGAACAGCCAGGCTTCGTCGATCAGCACGCCCACGGCCTTTTTGCCGCCCACCGTGTCGCCATCGGCAGCCACCACCTTGAGCGTGGCGCCGGTTTCGCGATGAGTAATGGTGCGCAGGTGCGGCTGGACGTGCATCAGGTCGCGCAACTCTTCGTCGTGCTTGACCATATCGGCCGCAGGCTTGAACGAGTTGTCGGCAATTTCCTTGGTCGGGGCCAGGATGATGAACTCGGCCGACAGGCGCCAATTGCGGATCAGCGCGGTAAGCATGATCCCGGCAGCAATGGTCGACTTGGAGTTCTTCTTCGGAATGCACAGCATGTATTCCGAGATCATCCGGCGCCCGGTGGTGTAGTCGTAGGCGCCGAAGATCGCCCCGGCAAAGTCGAACACCCACTCGGCGCAGGACTCGCCAATGGTAGGGCTGCCCGGAGCGTCGACGATCTTTAGTTCGCGCAACACCGCCAGACCGGCTTCGGCTTCCTGCGGGAACAGCGGCGCCGGGATAATCGACTGCCCCAGGCGCAGTTTCTGCTCCCAGTCTGGGCAGGCGGTCGTCCATTGCATTTACTTGACCGCCTTCAATGGGGGTGGGCTTGAGCCAAAGCGCCCTGCCCCGGCAATCTTCGCCGCGTTTTCGCGCTCGGTCTTTTTGCCGGTCTCGCCTTTGCGCGGGTGCATAAAGGGCATCAGCGCTTTGGCGGCATCGACCCGCAGCTTTGCCTCGGCTTCATGGTCATTCATGGCAGCCAGCAGGAACGCTTTCGGGTCGGAGAATGACAAGGCCCTGTTCAAATCGAAGCCCGGGCCGTCATCGGAATCAGCTGCTTGTGGCGCATCAGCAGCCGGTTGTTGCGCTGCTGGAGCTTTAACAATTTTGTTAACTTTTTTGTTAAAGGTCGTCCCGGCCATTGCGGCCCTGACGTAAGGGTCTTTTGCCAGCCGTGATCCGGCGGCCGATGCGCTGGACGCCGCGTAGCCTGCGGCGATGGCTGCGTCCTTGTTTGAGGCACCGCCCCGCAAAGCGTCGACGAATGCCCGCTTCTTGGGTGTTAAAGCCATTAACAAAAATTCCTGAAAA